GCTTAGTTAAGTTTCTTTTTCTTTATCTTTTGATGTAGAGTGGAGATACTAGGTATCTCTTGATTAACAGGCTCATCAGGAAAAGTAATATCTGTGACAGAGCCACAATACTCTTCCATTTGGTTCATCACCTCATCAATCAAATTGTTACAGTATTGTATAAGGCTGGCTATATCGTGGGTATAATCAAAGTCTGGCATATAATGATCCATATGTTCTATAAACTCTCTAGTGTCGAGTTTTGATACCTCAACAGCAGGATTCATAGAATTACGAGAATCAAGTAATAACGAGAAGGTAAGTACAGGAATGTATCTACCTTCTTTTTTTATGTCAGACATCCACTACCTCACACACATCACCCACACAACTAAACTCCTGCGTACCCTTTGTACCATCTTCTTTTTCATAATCACTTAATTTAGAAAAATCTATGGTGGCTGGCATAGAGGCTACCAGTTCATTATACTCACTCTTGTCAATAGACTCATAGGGTGCTTGAGCATAGACAGCATCTGAGTGTGGGAAAAAGGACACACCAGACATATAATCAAAATTTTTGTATACCCATGCAGCTACATCTAACCACTCATGCTCTCTTACAGTAATGGTTATACTAGGTTTATGTTCACACCAATGTTTTTGATAAGTTAGCCATAGGTCTAAATGTCTTATGGGGTCAAGCTCATCATTAACTACTGAACCATAGGGTGCTTGTATTGGAAAAGAAAACACAGCAGTATTTTTACTTTCTATATCACCAACAGCATCTTCACATGGTATACCGCTGTCCATTAAGAATTGTGTAAGGGGGTCTTTCTTATCTCCTCTTACTCTACGAATATAGTAATTACTGTGTCTAGCATGAATACCACTAGCAGCATCTACCAGTTGACTAACTGTACCTGATGGTTTAACACAAGTTATGGCTGTGCTTTGTGGTATGCCTAATGCTTCAGCCCATACTTTATTGGTTTCAACAGCAACTTCTCTTAATTCATCAAGAGTTTGTGCAAGTACAGGACTATCTTTTGCACCATTAGTTAGTACATTGTCCATAATACCAGTAAGACTAACACCGAGCAGTCTTTCTTCCTCAGTAGTCCTTTGCCATATTTTGCGTAAATATTTAAAGTCTGTTAGTGTGGCTTGATACGTTCCCAGTATTGTTGCCAGTCTAACTTTTTCTTTTAAACTATCTAGTGTATCTGTTTTCTTGACAACTACCTCTGTTAAATTACAAAACTGATTCGGCCTAAGAATAATTTCACAACAAGGATTTGTTCCAAAATCAAAATTAGGATCTCTTCTACCATTAACAGCCACTTGTTTTTTAGCCGCTGCTCTACTAAACATACCTCTTTCACCAGACCTGCTCTCATAAAGAGAAGTCCATTCTTTCATAAAAATACCCATTTCTGGTCTGTCTTTGTATACAGCAGAATTATTAGCATAGGACCTATAGCTATGATGATTCCACCAATCTCCCGACTTAGCGGAACGTAGAAGGTCATCACTTAGATTACTTAAAGAGATGAGTGCAGATCTGCGTACACCACCAACTACTACAACTTGTGCCGTTTTACATACTAAATCATGGCACTCGATACTACTCAATCGCCTACCTGCACTCTTTCTGAACAGGCTAACCGCAAACCTGAACAGGTCGTCTAGTGGATCAGGCCCACTTGCCCTACCACCAAAAGTTTTAAGTCTAGCCCCAGCAGGTCTTACTTGGCTCATATCCCATGTAGGAACTTGACCTGAATATAATAAAGATATTAATTCTTTAAATGCTCTAGCCCAACCAGACTTACTATCTTTTACAACAATAACTGTACTGCTATCTTCAAAGTGTTCTTCTACTACTGGTAATTGTAATACACTTTCTCTTTCTACAGAAAAACCTACACCTGTACCATTCATTAAAATATACAGGATTTCATCAAATGCCCTTGTGCTATCTATAGGAACATAACTACAATTATAAGCGGCAACATTACATTTTTCTACAGCTTTGCCTGATGTCATTAGCAAACGCATAGAAGGCATAATATCAAGATTAAGAACAGCCTTTTCTAATTGTTGCAGGGTAGTGTTATCAAAAATATTGCCATTTTTTTCCCTTGATTGCATATAAGCAAAATAACGACCTACAGTTTCTTCCCATGTTTCTCTGCGGTTTTCATTGTCAAGCCATCTTGAGTAACGAGATGTGTGTATGTATTCTTGATATGCGGTTGGTAATTTTTTCATTAGACTCCTCTTAAATCTGCTTCTTTATAGCGGTTAGATTTTAATATTTTCCCATCTTCACGAAAGATAGGTTTTCCATTTTCGTCAAGTTTTGACATATTTGATTGGTGTACTCGATTAAATATCACTTGCATGTCCCAACCAAAATCTACAAACAAACCTGCTAACACATACAATAAGTCAGCAGCTTCTTTTTTTATTTCTGTTTCTTTTCCCTCTCCCATAGCTTGTATTAACTCGACACACTCTTCATAGATTAGTTTTTGTCGAAGGTCAAATACCTCTGCTATTTTATCGTCATGTTTTACAAGAGAAAAATCTAAATTTGTAGGTCTTTTAAAGGCTTTTTGAAACTGTGCTACAGCATCTTGCATTGTTCTATACTTAGGCATCATGGTAGATGCTTTTCTAAAGTTATGTAAGCATCGTGTTTTGTTCTTATGTCTTTAAGTTTTTTTACATACCACTCTGCTTTTGCTAAATCTTCTAAAGGTTTTTCTTTGTGTTCATATCTACTAATATACTTTATAATACAACCTTTTAAATAACCTATGAATTCATCTACTGGTAATAGGTTTTCCATAATATCTATGGTTTCCATGCCACCTTTTTGATAGTGAGGCGGATTATTTACAGCATCATTAAAAGTTTTAATACCAGCTTTTTCATCCATAAGTTTTTCATAATTGTTTCTAGTGTCTACAGGTTTTCCAATGTTTTCTTTTTTCCACATTTCAATTTGTTTTTGCCCTATTGGGCTTTTCCATGTTGCATCTATTTTTTTTGGCATTTATTTTTCCTTTTTCAACCAGTTTTCATCAATAACTCTATCACTATACAAAAAACCATTACGGTCACACCACTCCCCATAAGTGGTTTTAGCTCCTTTACGTAATTTGTTTTTAGAATTAGAGAACACGAAACGAATATCTATATTAGGATGTTGTTCTCTAAATGTCAAATGTTTTGTTCTGTCCTCAGACATAAAAAATCCCTTTGTTTCTACATAAAAGTTATATTCTGGTATATAGAAATCAGGAGTATAAACAGTAGGCTTTGGAATATAAGTATAATTATCGGGTTCATAGCTAAACTCTAGTCCTCTTTTAATTAAATCTGATGCAAAATCTACTTCAAAATTACTACGATACTTTGTACCAGCCACTCTTCTAGCTGGTATTACTCTTCTAGGCATTTATAATCTTTCTACTAATACATACTTTGGTTTGTGTTCTTCTATTAATGATTTTATTGAGGCATTTAAAAACATCAAAGTTCTTTGACCATGAGTTTTCATAGGGCTGTTATTTTCATCATTTAAAAAATTATTTTCTATAACTACAATGCCACCAGCATTAAGCACACCTATGATAACTTTAGCATCCTCTGTAAATCTATCTACATTATAGCTATAGGTAGAGTCATCCCAATAGCCTGAAACATCTTGTGATGCTGTTTTTCTAATTGTAAGAGGTAAACAATTTTTTTGTCGCCTTTTAAAAGCATCTCCACCTTCTTTCTTTTCATTCTCACCGTAAACAAAATAACAATTAAAGTTATTGTATACATCATCATTTTTAATTTTATTTAAAACAAGTATAGACATCATAGCTCCTTTTTCTTTAATTTTGAATACCAAACTAAAGGGGGATTTTTTGCAACCGATGCGACCTTATGGTGTAATTCTGCTTTGGGAAAACAATGTGTTTTAAATTTACAAAAACTACAGGTGGTGTTTAAAACTTTATTACCTGTTGGTGTTCCTTTATAAACTTCTAAGACTTCATCTAACTTTTGTATAGGAACAGTTTTGTCTTTTAATATATTAATATTGTGTCTAGCCCAAGATAAAGCCTCTTCTCTTTCTTGGTCCTGTACGTTTGGTGTAGGACATATTTGTATTTCTCCAGACGATTTGTTGATAGCTATCCAACCACCAAAAGGTTTGCCTACAGCTTCTGCATATAAAAATCCTTGTACTACATACCCAAAAGGGTCATTTTCTTTTACACGATTATAACTTGTAAACTTACTGGTATAAGCATAAGGACTTGCTGTTTTAATATCCCATACTTTACCATCAATAATAATATCAAGTGTGCCTTTTAAAGTTACACCTTCAATCTCCAATGTTACTGGTTTTTGATACGCTTCTACATTTACACCAGCTTCTACTAGTTCTAAATATAACAATGTTTCAAGAATATCACCAAATAAAAATCTATTAACAGAGTTATACTCTAA